TTAACTAGTTTTTTAAGTTCCTGGAAATGGGATATGTCTACTTTGACTTGGTTGAAAAGGGATTTTATGGTTTTTCCTTTCTTACCACATACCCAACATTGCCATGGATTGTTTCCCTGTTTATTTTCGGTAAAGTTTACCTCTAGTTTTGGTTTTTGATGATGGCAAAATGGGCAGCTATAAGCTTGATTTCCACGAGCGGTACGTTTTCCAGCACCCAATACATTATTTACTAGATTAACTAAAAGTTCATTTACCATATAATGGAAGATAATAACCTATTTTTGCAAAGCAAAGTCTTTTGAATAAAACTTACCTAAAATGTTTGTATTCAACCATTCTTCACTTTCTAAAACACCATATACAAATTGATATTTACACTCATAATATGTTAATAGTTTTTTATTTGGAACAAGCTGGATGATTTCTCTAGTGAATTCTTCTTGTTTGTCTTCTTTGATTTTTTGTTTTATAAATTCCTCAGAACCATAGTATTTTTTCCAATCAGATTCTTTTTGAACAATGGTAGTGGTAGGTTTTCTTCCGGGACCAGTTTGTTCTGCTAACTCTTTTTTAGTGAGTTTCTTTTTTACGTTGTGGAAAAGTGATTTTTTACCTAAATATTTTTTGTTTGAGGGGAGGTGATGTGTGATATAAATAAAACCGAATATATTTTCACCTAAATCCTCTATATTTTGTATTTCTTTTCCTTCATGTAACCAATTCATATAATTTATATGTCTAAATTTATTATAATAGAGGTATCTGTTGTTGGAGATACTACAAGTGGTTGTGCCAATTTTGCAACAGCTAATAACTCTTTTTTATTATTATACATTCCCACTGTTGTAACATAGGGTGCAAAGTAAGAACCTGTTGCGTAATCATATAAAACTCCTGAATTTGATGAACCTGAAATTAAGGATGGGTTTTGGGAGAAATTAAATTCATTTTCCCTAATAGTACATTTGTATTGTGATTCATATACTGTTATAGTACTTTCAAAAGAACATGAAATATCTGGGGTTGTTAAAATATCTGTTATAAAATCAGAGTCATCATCTCCATAGCTTGTTGAACCATAAGTTACAAACCCATATCCATCTTCCCCAGGTATACCATCACTTGTTAAAGTGATTATACCGTGTGAATATATTATATCTCCTACTTTTAAAGCCCCAAATAATACATTTCCTTGCCCATCATCTGTTAACACTTTTGTACTGCCTGTTAAAGGAGTAGCAGTAATGTTTAAGGTTCCGGGTTTAATGTATTCTCCATATAAATTAGAAGGTATAGATAAAACACCTACTTTATTACCTGATCCTGTTGGAAAAAATCTATCTGCAGGTAAAGTATTTTGTAAATAATTATAGGCATTTGGTGTATATGGACCACCTGTTATAGTACCATCTTCATTAAAAGAGGCAGTTGTAACAGGAGAACCATCTGATCCTGAAATGAAATTATAGTAGTAAAGTTCTCTGATTGAACGGTAAACTAAATATGAATCTATTGTGACTGTATCTCCTGTTGGGTTAGAGCCAGACACATAAATAGGGGTAGTTGTATTTTCCCCTATATATCGATTAATACCAGAACCAGTTAAAGCAGCAGCACCCTCGTAACTAAACGATTTGTTTAGCTCAAAGGGTGATACAACTATATCCGAGGTTATAAATGGTTTGTAAACGCTCATTCATTTCTAGAAATCAAGTTTAACTCTAACTAATGATTCTTTTGTAAAATCTTTTATTATAGGTCTTGATAATTTTGCAACAGCTAATAATTCATTTGCATCATTATACATCCCCACAGTTGTAATGTATGTTTGTGGATTGTTAATGAAATCATCATATATTACCTCACCTACACTATCTATAAAAGTTGGGTTTTCAGTATAGTTAAATTCTGAATTTCGTGCTCTAACAAATATATAATCTGAAGTTATTGTTTCTTGTGAGTTTAATCGGAAACTTGCTCCATCATTAATTGCTGTAAATAGAGTAGTATTATTAGTTCCATTAGCTAATCCAGATGTTCTATCAGCATTTACTCCAATAGCTTCATTAAGAGCTAATGGGTTTAATATGATAGTTCCTAGTTCAGGAAATACTAAACCATATGATCCAGAATTAGCTACATACCCATTTCCACTAAATGCTGATCCATTTGAACCTGATACTAATTGATATACACGAGAGGTTCCAACAAATGAATTAACTAAAACATCATTTGAATTATCTGTAAGTTGTACTGTACCACCTGAGCCTGATAGGGTTAAGTTTAAAGATCCAGGAAATAATGATTCTTTATATCTTGCTCTTTCTACAGATAAAACCCAAAAATATGAACCAGTTACAAGGTTTGTATCACTACCAAAAATAAAATTAGCATTTTCATCCTCTAAAATTAATGAACGATATTGTCCAAACATTGTTCTTGAAGGTGATTTACCAGGAACAGCAACATTATAAAGTACACTACCAAATCCTTCAATATCTGCATATACAATATCAAATTGTACAGTTGCTGTAGTTTCTATAGAGGAAGTTTGATATACTGAAAGGTAGAAATTACCTGAAGATCCTGCTTCTTGAATTGAGGATGTGTAAAATTCTGTTAGTGTAGGTGCTGCTGTTGACCACAATGTAGAGGTAATAGCATCACTACTTACTACAAAATCTTCGGCGTCGAATCTTTTAAAGCTCATTTAATTTATTTTAGTTTGTTTTTGTTATAGTTAATGGAATAGTAATTCTAGCTCCACTATCTACACCTACAAATGTTAATGTAGTTACAATTGAAGTGTTAGAACCAAATAATGTATTAACTGTTGTTGCTCTTAAGTTAATTTGAGTTCCTGTTATAGTTTTAGAAACATTTGTTCCTAAAGTTTCTGTTGAAGCAGCAGCATTTGTTGGATTAGCATTTAAACCTACCCCAGTAAATGTGTTTAACAATCTAACATCAGCAATTGTAGCTGAGTATCCACTTGTTTCAAATGTTTGGGCGTTACCCAAATAGTTAAGTGTTTGTGGTGTAATTGCTAATGAAGCTCCTTGTTTTAAAGTAATTGCAGAGTAACCTAAATCAAGTACAGGTAATTTAGCTGTTCCACGTGGTAAAGTAGCTAACTTGTATTTCATGATTTGTGATTCATCCGGAAATGCTTCAAGTAAAGGCATGTTATCAATTGCCTCTCCATAAAATGCGGAACCAGATGGGTGTGTTGGATTGTATAGAGTATAATCTATCTCGTCATCAGCTAATGCAAATTGCGTAATTCTAAATGAACCATCATTTTTTGCTAATAACTCTCTACCTTTTTTAGTTAAAATAGCATCTATTGTTACTACTTGATTATTTAAATATCCCATGTTTTTCTAATTTGTTATATAATATATGTTATAAATATCGCTAGAGCAAGCCTTTGTTGGTAAGATCGGTAATATAGTCATCTATATTTTCATCTAATTTGTTAGTTATGTATTCAGGTTTCACAATAAATGGACCGTCATTTGCAATAGTATTTTTAAATATTATCTGATCTGCTTTTTCAACATATCTTCTTACTGCAAATTTTGTAACATCCCAATTTACAACAGATAAATTTTTATTTGTATATATCAATAATAAAGCATCAGAACCATATACCCCTGATCCAGTTGTTTGGGTTACTCTAATTACTTCTGCAACTTTTTCTTCATCTCCTTCAAAGCGTATTTCATCTCCAGGTAAAAATTCAACTGGTAGATTGATTTCGTTAAATTTAGAGTTTGGTATGTCTATTTGTCTTATATTAGGGTCTTGATAAACTGCTAAAAAGTTAGGGTTGTTAATCCATAATGCTGTATCTTCTCCACCAAGAGGGGGTAATTGGAATAAAGATCCCGAATTTATAGTTGTTGGAGGAGAAGGTGTATGGGTTATTTTAAAATAATTTTGTCCATTTCTTCTATAATAAACAGGCCCATTAGCAGCATAAGATATAGTTTGTCCATTAATTTGTAATATTTCTCCAAGTGTAAAATCATAGGTAGGAATTGTAACGTCAAATTCTAAAATAGAATCTTCTCCATATACTAAATTTTGATTAAATACCGTAGGAGAAAGATCAAATTGAATACTTGATCGTAATTTAATAGAAGTATATGTATTTGTTACACTAGGGTCTTGAGGATTAGCAGGTGTTACTGTAACTCTACATGAGATGTTTAGGGAACCACTTAAATCAAGTACATCTTGAGTTATTTCATAGGTATGTTGGTTATTTCCTACAGCACCTCCTGTTAAATCACTACCTTCAAAAGTTAAATCATTAAATAAATCTAACCTTTGAGAAAATTGATTAATTAAAATTAAATCAGCTAAAGTACCATCTCCATAATCTGTCATAGTAGCTCTAACATCTAAATTAGTTTCAAGAGCAGATATATTTGATAATTGAATTGATTCTGTAAAATCCATAGGTAAATCAGGTGCTTGATAGTGGCTTATCTGGTTGTATAGTATAGGTTCAATTGTATATCCTCCTCTATCTATTTCTTTTACTTCATCTGAAAAAGTATCAAGTAAAGAAGTGATTAAAATATTTTCTCTACTTCTATATGCGTTTTGAACATCTTTTAGAGACAAAGTTGATGTATTTGGAGATATAGCAGTTCCATCCTCATTTATTAAATAACTTACCTTAGCATAATATCTATCCATTTTTTCGGGAGCCCATCCTGCTATAAAAGGGCAATATGCTAATATATCATTTCTGGATTCAACAGAAGGGGTTTTACCATAATTTCCTTCATTTTCTCCACTATTTGTCCACTTATTTATTAAAGTTGTTGTGTTTCTAGAACCATTATATCGTGGATTTGTATGTCTTCTTAAAGTATAATTTGAATCTTGTACTTGTGCTTTTAAAGCACTTCCACTTATAATAGCATCAAAATTAGAAGGTGTTAATAATCCTGAAGTGTAATCAATGTCATACCATTGGAAACTTGTTTGGTTCTCACTTGCGTTGCCATATAAAGGTTGGCAATCTAAAGCTGTAGCAAAGTTTTCTGTAAAGTATGGTTCTGGTATAGATTCTATTGTAGGACCACTTGCTGCAGATGATGATATATCAAAGAAAGTGTCTG